GGAAGGGGTGATACTTATATAAATTTGCACGACACAAACGGCATTGATATTATAGTAAACGATTCCCAAGTAGTTAAAATTGAAGACGGCGGCAACGTTGGGATCGGAACGGATAATCCTTCACAAAAACTAGATGTGGTTGGATCTATTGAGGTTAGCGACGGTATATATATTGGAGGCACCGCCGCGAGTAATAAATTAGACGACTACGAAGAGGGCACGTATAATTTCGCTATGCAAACATCATCAACAGTTTATAGCGGTAATACTGGTAATTTTGGTAGTCAATACGATAACCAAAGCACGTATACAAAAATAGGCCCTGTAGTACACGTTTTTTTAAGAGTAAAATTTAATGCGCACCCTTACGACTGGTCTTTTACTTCTGCGTCCATTTATTTAACTAATTTACCATTTTCGCCTGTAGCTGGTACATTAGGGGGTAATTTTGGGTTTTCATGGAACTCAGACTTAACGTCTACAGAAGAGGCTAGGTTTTACGGAAATTCTGGGCATTTAGGCCAGCCTTATACTACTACAAACGGTTGGGTATATTTGTCCCCGCAAGGTCGGTATAATAGTGGTTATTACAGTTACTGGGGTTACGCTAGTAGTTTAAGAGCTAACGACTTTCCTGGTAATGATCCTGCCGGTAGTAATTACTTAACAGGGCAATTTACATATACAACAAATAGTTAAAATTTAAAAAAAATGAGTTTAACAAAAGAAAATTTAATAGACAAAGTAGAGTTTTTAGGTGAATGGAAAACAATCCAAGTCAGAAACAAAACTGTAATTAAAGATAACGGCTTAATTATTTCGGAGACTTAGAGCAGAGATAGCTACTATCCAGGCGTAGAGCTGCCAGAAGAATTACAACCTTATGCAGACGGTGTATGGACAGAAACTTTAATTTCTAATTATGCTGCTCATTTGCAGGCTTTAGAAGAAAGCACGCAATACCCTGAGCCAGCATAATAATTTTAGAAAACCAATAAAATAAGTAATTAATAAATATAAACTAAACAAAAATGCCAAATACATATTCTTGGACAATCAACGCTCTAGACACATATCCAACGCAGGATTCACTCGCGAACGTTGTTTACAATATACATTGGGGATTGACGGCTACATCAGATCAAAATGATACTGATGGTAATCCTTATACAGCTACATCTATTGGAACGCAAGTTGTAGCAGCCCCTGATGCTGATGACTATACGGCTTTTGACGATCTTACGCAAGAAATTGTAGAAGGTTGGCTAGAAGCAAGTGATCTTGATGTTGATGCAATTAAAACAGGTCTTGACGCGCAAATTGAAGAAAAAATTACACCTACCAGTGTAACCAAGCAGTTACCAACTGCATAACTATTATTAACAATTAAATTAAATTAAATTATGTCTAACGACGCAAAAATAACCGAAGAGCAATTAAAACAATTGCAAGGATTCGTACAAACCTTAAACCAAGCGCAAACGCAATTAGGCCAGCTAGAAGTTGAAAAACACGGTCTATTGCACCAAACCGCTGATGTCCAATCACAATTACAAACGTTCCAAAAAGAACTTGAAGAAGAATACGGCAAAGTATCCGTAAATATTCAAGATGGAACTTATGTAGCAATCCCAGAAGAAGATGAAACTAATAAGAAAAATTAGTATTGGGAAAGACTATAAAAATGAAGCTATGCACTACTCCGTAGGCCAAGAGGTTTACGGAGGGCATACTATTTGTGATATAGTTGAAGAAGATAAAAAATATAGTATTTATATTAAAAAAAATGATGAGGTATTGCCTTGGAAAGATTTTAATAAAAATATGGCAGTGGCAGTTGAATATAACTTAGAGTATTAATGCGTAGTTTATTTCATTTTATAGTGCAGCCAAAAAATGGCCGTAATAATAATAAAATAAATATTAATGATAAAGAACTAATCGTTAATACAGAACTTCAAAACCATGAGTACGTAAACCGTTTAGGGGTTGTTATAAATACACCTAAAAACGAAAAAACAGATATTAAAAAAGGAGATGAAGTTATTTTACATCATAATGTATTTAGAAGATTTTATGATGTTCGCGGAAAAGAAAAAAACAGCAAAAGCTATTTTAACGAAAAAACATATTTTGTAGATAGTACCCAAATATTTTTATATAAAAGAAATAAAAAATGGTATGCTCCTAAAAATTATTGTTTTATTAAACCTATTAAATCAAATAATATTTTTAGTTCTAATAAAGAAAAACCTTTAGTGGGTATTATAAAATACTCAAATAAAATGTTAATTAAAAACGGCATTAAAGAAGGTTCTTTAGTAGGCTTTACGCCTAGAAGTGAGTATGAATTTTTGATTGAAGGTGAAAGATTATATAGAATAACAACAGATTCAATTGCAATTAAATATGAATACGAAGGAAACGAAGAGGAATATAATCCGAGCTGGGGAAAAAGCAGTTAACGAACTTATAAAAGTTGCAGAAGAAAAAATCATTACAAACACAGAAGATGATGTATCTGCCGACCGTTTAAAAAATGCAGCCGCCACTAAAAAATTAGCAATATTCGATGCTTTTGAAATATTAACTAGGATTGAAACTGAAAAAGCTTTATTAGAAAACAAACCTTTAGTGGAAGAAAAAAAAGCTTTTAAAGGCTTTGCTGAAAAAAGAAGTAAGTAATGTATCAGCAAACATTATATAAGGTTATAGAGCCTATTAAAATAAACAAGCTAAAGCGATTTAATAAAGCCAAACGGTGGAAATACGGTTATGACAAAGAAGAAGATATTGTTGTTATAAGCAAAACCGGGCAAATTGGAGATGTGTATAGCATACAAAATTTAAAAATAGCATTACCCCCTGCGCCTGCTAAATTAGTTAAAGGCGAAAATAAATGGATAAAAGCTGAATATCCAAAAGAGCTTAATAAAATAAAAACCATATTTGATTGGAAAAATTACCCCGGTGAATTTCAAGAAAAATGGGAACCATATATAGATGAAGAATTCAAACGACGCGAAGAAGGCCATTGGTTCTATAATAAAGATGTGGCTACTTACATCACTGGTACTAATTACATGTACCTGCAGTGGACCAAGATTGATGTTGGGGCACCAGAGTTTAGGGAAGCAAACAGACTTTTCTTTATTTTTTGGGAAGCTTGCAAAGCAGACCCCAGGAGTTATGGAATGTGCTATCTCAAAAACAGACGTTCAGGATTTTCGTTTATGGCATCGGCTGAAACCGTTAACTGGGCTACAATATCAAGCGACGCACGGTTTGGAATATTGTCCAAATCTGGCGGGGATGCAAAAAAAATGTTTACAGATAAGGTTGTACCAATTTCAATAAACTATCCTTTTTTCTTTAAGCCAATACAAGACGGTATGGACCGTCCAAAAACAGAATTAGCATATAGAGTCCCAGCCTCTAAATTAACAAGAAAGTCAATACAATCAGGCGAACAAAGAGAAGAGCTTGAAGGCCTTGATACAACTATTGACTGGAAGAACACAGGTGATAACAGTTATGATGGTGAAAAACTAAAGCTATTAGTACACGACGAGTCTGGTAAGTGGGAAAGACCCGATAATATATTAAACAACTGGCGCGTTACCAAAACAACTTTAAGGCTAGGTAGCCGTGTTATAGGGAAGTGCATGATGGGCTCAACATCAAATGCATTAGATAAAGGAGGCGAAAACTTTAAAAAGTTATATAATGACTCAGACGTTACAAAAAGAAATCGCAACGGACAGACTCGCTCAGGATTATATTCTTTGTTCATACCTATGGAGTGGAATTACGAAGGATTCATTGATTCTTATGGATACCCTGTTTTTAATACGCCAACAGAACCAACCGAGGGGCCATACGGAGACATTATAGACATCGGGGTAATTGAACACTGGGATAATGAAGTCGACGGATTAAAAGGGGACCAGGACAGCTTAAACGAATATTACAGACAGTTTCCTAGAACGGAAGAGCACGCGTTTCGTGATGAGGCAAAAAACAGTATATTTAATCTAGCTAAAATATATGAGCAAATAGATTATAATGAAGAAGTTGCAACTAATGTAGTAACTAAAGGAAATTTTCAATGGGAACATGGCATTAAAGACTCTAAAGTTATTTTTTTACCGGATAATAACGGTAGATTTAATATAAGCTGGGTACCGCCAATAGCTTTGCAAAATAGGTGTATAATAAAAAATGGAGTGCGCTATCCAGGCAATGATCATATCGGCGCGTTTGGATGTGATAGTTATGATATATCAGGAACAACTGACGGGCAAGGTTCTAAAGGCG